TGTTAATACCACCATCCCATGTCACTGAGATTGGAATCTTAGACTTCTCTTTGATGTAACGAGATTTTTCTACGTTGATTACAAAGTGATAACCAGTAATATCAGTGCCATCTTTCTCTTGTTGGCGACCAATAATCCAGATGTTATCAGCGGAGTAGTAGATGCCAGTACCACCAGAAACAACTGCTTTAGGGAACATACCAATTTCCATATAGGTATGATTCACAGCAATCAATGGGATATCTTTGAGTGTAAGATGTGGTGTTACCATACGAAACAAAGACTTCATCTGCTTTGCACGAGACATATCAGCGACTGACTTCTCGTTCATAGCATCTTCGACTTCTTTCTTAGACGCTAGATTACCCACAGAATCGATGATGATACACACACGGTCACCTCGTTCGATACCGTCAAGTTGCTTCATGATATCAAACTTCAGTTGCTCAACATCCATAATAGGAGTGTGAACAACACGATCCATATCAATATCAAATGATTCAAAGTAGTTTTGAGGCGTACCAAACTCAGAGTCATAGAACAACACAACAGCATCATCATACTTCTTCAGATATGCACTCGCCATTAGTAGAGAGAATGCAGTCTTGAAATGCTTTGATGGTCCAGCAAGCACTGTAAGCCCAGGTGTCAATCCACCATCAACTCGACCAGACAATGCGACATTGACCATAGGCACCTGTGTCGGCACCATCTCTTTCTTACCATAAACTTTCGAGTTGGAAAGCGTAGCAGTAAGTTTGACTGTACTATTTTTAGTCAGTCTATCAAGTAGGCTCATAATTTATCCTCTATATATTTCTGTCAACTTATCACGAAACTCTTCAATCTTATCTAAACGATTAGGCCAGTAAATATAACTCTTATCTGGGTTCGCTGCTAGATTGTTAAGCAACGGTAATACAGAAGAGTATAGCACATCTAAACGCTCTTGTATACCTAAAGCCTCTACAGAAGCAGAACTTTTTTCTTGTTCTAGCTTCTGTACGGCTTCAAGTTCATCTTCATCGACTGCTGTAAATCCAAAGTCAAATGAATAATCTTCTACCATGTTATAGTGCTGCTACTGCTGCATTGAAAGCCGTTTGATCCACTGCTACTGCATCTTGTAGAGGAGTCAAGTCTTCAGTTGTCCAATAGCCTGTCTTTGCGAGGTAGATGTTAATATGCTCAATGTTGCGAGTTAGAGAACCAGCGTCCGATGCATGGTCAGCAGGTGCTGCGACGACCATATTAATATGTGCAACGGATGCGAGACAGCCTGCATATACATGAGCAATCCTTGCTGCTTTCTCTTCATCTGTCATACCTTCAAAATCTGTATCTGACATTATTTTATATCCTTATTGTTTGTATGTTAGCTGAATCTGCGATAGCAAGAATAATATCTGTACCCCTTCCACCTGGAAAAGCTACTACACAATCGATATCGTTCTCATCGAACATAGCGACGTTGCGTTTATATCCTGCTCTCTTACCATATTTATTATATTCTGTTTTATAGACTTTACATGGGATGTTATTTTGGTTTGCCCATTGTTGAGATAGACTATCATATCCTCTTGTGTCGCCAGTTATGATTGTGTTGATTTCCATATCTCTTAAAGCCATATCGATGCGAGAAAGACTTGAATTTTCTTTCCCGCCACACACAAGCACAATCATACTAATATCCATTCGGAATGATAACGTAATGAATCATCAGAACGATACCGACGCTAACGCCGAGACCAATCATCATCTTCATAAAGTCTTTTGTAACAAGCGGAAACACTTGCTTCATCTTTGTATTATGAACCGTTGCGATTGCAAGTTCACGACCAGTCAATAGACCAACAAAGACCCAAGTAGTAGACATTGGAATGTTATTCAACTCTTTGAAGAAGTATAGAACAACGAAGTATGCTAGGTCAATCAGACAAGCACTTCGAATATACTTAGTCGAAGTCTTTTCAATAACAATCTTCTGAATCTTACCACCACGCTCTCGGAACATCCAGCCAAGTCCAGCAACGAAGATAACGCTAATAACAAGCATCATATCGACGGGCACTTCACGAGGCAAGAACACAGCGATGTTAGCCATATCGTGAGACAACCAAGTCCACCACAGAAGACCTGTAGTACACCACTGAGCGAAACGCCAGTATGGGCGAGACCAGTGATTACCAATCGACTTTCTTTCGTCAATCGCTCGGCTAATCAGATGCCACAGTAGATACGCTGCTATTGCTGCTACAGCATAACCCATAATCGACTTCATCAACATCTTTTCTAAAACAAAAGTAGATGCAAATGCAGAGAGTACGAGGAATGATGTTGATACAGGAACACCAACACGAGTCAGACATAGTAGAATGGCTGGTGCTACTGCATGATACCATTGTATCTCTTGAAAGGGAATCTTACTGAGACGTTCGTATGCAATGTCTCCACCATTGATATGCCATCCATACCAGAGAGTTGCAAGCAATACAACTGAGGCTGCACCCCACAGAACTTTCCAATGAAAGCGTTCGTTGTTAGAAGCGATCCATGTTCCAAGCGTTTGAACAGAGTCGTTAGCGATAACTGAATAAGCAGCAAAAAGAAATCCAACTGCCATCCAGAGCGTTAATTGATCCATAATGTATTATTCTCCATAACAAAATGGGGAGGAGATCATTCCCCTCCCCGTGTATATATCTACTTGATTTTCACTTTGCGAGGCTTTTGCTCGTCTGGAATAATATCTTCTAGCCAGACTTTGAGCATACCATTTACCATCTCAGCGCTAGTAACTTCGACAGTTTCAGCAAGCGTGAATTGACGTGTGAACTTTCGTAGTCCAATTCCACGATGAATCCACTCTTCACCATTAGGCTCTTTCGTCTTTACGTCAGACTTGATGGTAAGTGTGGAATCTTTGTGTTCAATGTCGATATCCGCTTTGTCGAAACCCGCCACTGCGATTTCGATGACATACTTATTGTAGTCAACCTTTTTAACGTTAAAGGGAGGATACGACTGTTGACTGAATTGTTCTGTGGTAGTTTTGATCCGCTTAATCATATCTTGATAGCCAATGAAATATGGCTGATAGATTGGATCGTTAAAAATGGATTGTACCATGTTACTTTACTCCTTGTAAGCAAGTTAAGTGTTTAATAAAAAAGTATGAGACCCGTTTGGCATCTCATACTTTTATTTATATCATATTGACTGTGATTAGTCAATCTTTTTTTATCGTTTTCCACCAATATTATATTTTGCTACGAGTTCCCATTCACTCTTCTCTTTGTATGGGAGAATTTTAATCTGTGCTAGTGGCGCAATATTGCCTTGTGTCTTTTCTGGTTCTACAATTTTGACCAAATCCCACTCTTCAAGCAGGTTAGCAATCGTGTTACGACGCCCCTTGTCTTCTTCTGAAAACGAAGAACTCTTACCGTCTAGAGTAAACAGTTCCTTGAAGTGAACGATATAATACTTGCCTTTCTTGTGTAGAATATGACAGGATTGATATAGCTTCTTGTCTTTTCTGGATGCAACACCGATACGAGTCAGAGTTTCTTTTACTTTTAGAAATGCTTCTTCGTTACCTAGTTCCACTTCCACTAATGTTTCAACACTCATTTCACGCCACCTTTTTCTTGTTTTTGTTTGATACGTCCTATTTGATCCGCTGATAGAATCTTTAGGTACTGTAGAGCAACTTGTTTATTGCAGCCATAATAACTGGATATGATATTTATATTTTCATCATCTTCAGGTTTAGACCACTTAGCAAAGCGTTTCCGGCGACGAAGAACGCTATGATAGTAGTCAAACTGCAATTTGTTGTCAAGATGGTGTAGCGTATTCATCTCATTTGCGTGTAGTATTGCATCTGGATGATATGAGAGCGCTCTATTAGAGAGAAAGGCGTTGTAGTTCTTTTCAGCAAGAGCATCGTTCTCTGTGCCTCGCATGAGGTCTTTCTTTGTGTCTGATACTGCTTTGACGTAATCAAATGGGTTACTCATTTCCAAGTGACCTCAAACATGATAGCAGTGAGAAACGCCATGATGTTGATTTCAGGGTCAGCAGCAAACGAGTGCTTGTATTGATACTCACCAAGAGTAATCACAACACCAGGAACAGAGTTATCAGACACTTCTTCCCATGCTGTATCATAGAATGCACGGAAGAACTGTGAAGCATCCATATCACTATTCTCGCCAACCCACTTACGAACAGATTGATACTCTTTCGCTTTCATGTGAGTAATGAGTTGTTTGAACGACTCTTGGTTTAGATTTGCTAGTATGCCAGAATCAATACGCCCAGTAGAAGCGTAACGCTGGCACTCGTTGATAACCCTACGCCAATCAGGAAAGTGTAGATTAACCAGTTCAGCAACGACTTTATCTTCAAATTCAACATTTTCATTCGTGAGAATATCACAGAGTCGTTTGAAAAACTTCGCAGCAAGTTTAGCTTTGTCCTTACCTTTAGTTTTAAAATCAATAACTGTACACCGAGAATGTAGTGGTTCGATAACACGGTTCTTGAAATTGCATGTGAGAATGAACCCACAGTTCTTACTAAACTCTTCCATAAAGTTACGAAGAGCAGGTTGAGTTGATTGTGGGTTGAGGTAATCAGCCTCGTCAAGGATGACATACTTGCGACCTCCCGTAAAAGATACTGATGATGCAAACTGCATGATTTCAGTTCGTAGAGTATCGATGTTACCGTTCATAGAACCATTGATAACAATGTAGTCTGCATTTAGTTGTTCACACAATGCTTTTGCAACAGTTGTCTTACCAATACCAGCACTGCCAGTCAATAGCAGATTAGGGATATTTTCTTGGTTGACAAACTGTTGAAAAGTCTGCTTTAGTTCGCTTGAGAGTATGGTATCAGCAATCGTCTTAGGACGATACTTCTGTACCCAGAGAAACTCTTCGTTCATATCAAAACCTCATCATATAATAAAAATCAAGTATAGCAGAAAAGGGGATGAGTGTCAACCCATCCCCTTTAAGTTTTAGTTTAGATTAGAGAGATCAGCGTCAACTACTTCCTCAACAGCAACGTCTTGCACATCTTCTGGAGGCGCAGCGGGTGGCCCTGCTGCTTCTGCTGCTGCTTGCTGTCTGTCAGCTTCTGCCTGTAGCAGAGCGCCAAACTTTTCACGAAGAGCGCCAACAGCAGTCATTTCTTGACCACGAATGGCACCACGAGCGCAAACAGTGTCGATGATACGCACAACAGCGTCAATGTCTTGTAGAGTGATTTGATTATTTTCTTCAGTCATATTATTCTCCAAATGTAGAGTTAGATTCGATTGCAATAAAATACTTTACGTTGTCCGAAACAAAACACGACAATCCTTTTGACGATAGATTGACCGTGTAATCATTCGGCATCAACTTCAGATTTTCAACTTTCATATACATATTGAAAGTGTCTGATGTTGAACCAACTGTCACGCCATAACGATCAGTAGTTGGGTTTTTAGAGTTTACAGCCTCCAATACGATTTCACCATCAATTCCTGCGAAGGCAATCTCAGGTAAACCAAGAACGGATGCAGCCTTTAGAACAGACTGCAAATCATTCCAAGAAATATCTACGTTCACCTCACAAGGTGGCATAGTGATTTCTTTTTCTGGTGGCTGAAGGATCATGGAAGTGTCTGCAAGAGTGTATTGCACCTTGCGTTTATTTTCCATAATATTGATAGACTTTTCATCAAAGTTTAGCTCTGGTGATTCGAACATCGATACCGTTGCTAGAAAGCGAGATAGGTCATAGATACCAGCTTCAGATGAAAAGTCGTCACTACCGCTAACAATTGCCATGATAGTCTTCTGAGGAGAAATTGTACTCAGTGTCGTGCCTGGCTTGATAACGATAGAAGGATTGATAGAAGAGAAGTTCTTTAGAATGTCCATAGTATAATCGTTTAGTTGCATTATATAGTTCTCCAATTATTTGCGATTGCGCTTACGAGAAGTGCGAGCATTCTTAGTCTTTTGGCGCTCTTTATTTATACGAGTTTTGTTGCCTTCCTGATAATATTTTTTGTTTGATTCATCGCTTGCAGTCGGCGATGCTTGAATCGCAGCCATCGCACCAAGACTACCACCAAAGATATATGAACCCATATGCTTGAGTTCCATCCACGGACACATCCACACCTTCATACCAGCTTTACGAACATTCTGACAGAACATATAGTCTTCTGATAGATAGCGCTTCGACTCTGGGTCAATGATACAATCAAAGTAAGCCATAATCTCACGAGAACCATCAAAAGCATCTGTACGAATATGGTCTGGTAGATAGTGATATTCTGGATATGCTTCTTCATACTTCTCAAACGTAGCACGAGGAATACACATGAATCCAGTGCCAGCTTCTAATACTTCTACTGGTTGGTCAACACGAAACTCAGTGATGCCTTTTGCTGGGTTGAACACATAGTCGCCTACGAAGTTCTCAAGAGCAAACGGGTTCTCATCAGCATGACCCATCTTCACTGCTTTAGCAATCTTCTCCCAAGAGATAGACTTCTTAGGATATGGACCAGTGATGATATCTACGTTCTCTGGGTCTGCTAGTTGCAGTGCCAGAAGAGCGAATACATCGTTCACATGAAAGCCAATATCACTATCAATGAAAATCATATGAGTGCAGTTACTACGCAGGAACTCATCCACACAGTAGTTTCTAGCACGAGTAATCAGAGATTCATTGAAGAGATAGTAGAAGTTTAGGTCAATCCCATACTTGGTGGCAGCCATACCAAGGTCGTTTGTAGATTTGGTGTACATGCCAGCGCATTGTCCACCGTACATAGGTGTTGCTACGAACACCTTTGCCTTTCTTAGCTCTTCAACTTGGATTTTCAGTTCCATTCACATCTTCCTCACTTGTTGCATGTGTTACATCATGATTATGTAGAGCGATAATAGCATAATGAATGACCTTTGTCAAGTCTTTTCGCCAATCTTCTACGCTTCCTTTGTGACTATATCGTTGAGCATACTTCATGATATTACCAATACAGAACCCAGCACCATGACCACTATCTAGAATGAACTCGGTAGCTTGATACTTGTTCTGAGAATAATGCTGACTGTAGGTAGAGTTCACATACTCTAAGATTTCTGCCAGCAGCTTGTCTTCACTATACTTATACATCGTAAATTACCTTCTTCAAATCTGGTTTCCAATAGTTTGGTCCCTTGAGAACCTTACCATCTTCACGATATATAGGCATTGCGTCAGCGCCTAATTTACTCATATTGCTATTATGCACTTCTTCAAAGCATTCGTCAAGATCAATTCCAAAAGAATGTCCAGCACCATAGACAACATAGAGAAGGTCTGTGAGTGCATCAGCGACCTCTACGATATTTTTATCGTCTAATGCTTCACGAAGTTCGTG